GACAGCAAGACCCCGAAGCTCCTCAGCAATCGCTTTAACATAAGTGTAAGAGTTAACAACAGCACCTTTATATCTGGCAGAAGCACAGATGTTTAGATAATCAATAAAGATTATATGTGGTTTGAAGTCTTTCTTTAAAGATAAGTCCGACAACAATGCTTTAAAGTGTCCAGCATGTGCAGATGCAGTAGGATATTCTTTGATAATTAATTTACCCTGAGTCTTTCTAGCGATCTCATTAACCTTAGAGTTATAGAGAACTTCAGGCAACTCTGGTATGTCTTTAATATTACAATTTAAAAGATTTGCGTCAATTCGTTCAGCAATCTTCTCCTCTGCCATTTCACATGTAACGTAGAGAACGTTGAGCCCCGATGTGAGTGAGGCACTAGCCATGTGGCACATGAATAAACTTTTCCCGACACCCGTACCAGCAAGAGCGATGTTGAGAGTCTTATTAGGTAGACCACCTTTCGTAATAAAGTTAAACTTCTCCAGATCAAAGGGAATTTTCTCCTCTGTTCTGTGGTAGAAATCATATCTATCTTTAGATTGTTCAATGTAATCGTGACCAATATGTTCATCAAAAGAGACAGCCAAAGCTTCCTGAAGGATGTTAGGTATAGCACCCTTGTCTAGCTTGCTGTCTCCACCGTCTGCAATCTTAATAGACTGCATAAGCGCAAGATATATAGCACGATCTTGACACCACTTTTCTGTGGCATCTACCATCCATTCAAAATCAACCCATTCGTCAGTGAGTCCACGTATAACTTCAAGTGATTGATTAAATGTATCCTCAGTTAAATCAGTACGATTCTGTAAGTTAATAATGATAACTTCTTGAGTAGGAAGTTTATCATACTTAAGTGCAAAGTCAGCAATCTCTTCAAAGATTACTCTCTCATAAAATTCTTGGAAATAATCAGGCTTAAGGAAAGGAACAACCTTACGATAGAACTCCTCAGTGAATATGAGGTTACGTAAGATAGTTTCTTCAATCCTTTCAGTTGCCATAACTGTACTCCGTTCGTGCTGCTTCTTCTAATTTTGCCATCACTTCCTCGGTGAAGTACTTCTCTGGATCACTGAGTATAGACTTAGGATAAACATTAGAGTCACCAACCTTGATACGGTTGCCCACCCTACTGAATACTCCGTACTTCTCACCAAGCTCCAAGAGTCCGTAATAACGGTCCAGTCCACGTTCGTCAAAGAATAATCTGGTAGCAACTTTAGAACCCTCCTGAGTAAATCTAGATTTTTTTGCTTCGCACTTAATAATGTTACCCACTACGTCAGTACCGTCCTTCTCTTTCGATTTGGATAAGTATATTATAGTAGATGCAGCGTACTTTAGTCCAGCCCCACCGCCCATTTCTTTCATTGGCACATAGGATCCGATCACATCATATGTGTGATTCGTGACAAGCATAGGAATTGCTGCCTGTCCTAGTTTCAAGGTCAATACCCTGAATGCACCCTTGATCAACTGAGATTTGGTCATGTCCCTGACCTGCTTATCATTAGAGATGTCTTCCATCTCCTTTGATGTTGATAGCATACCAAGAGAATCCAAAACAAACATCAATGGTTGACGCTGATCCTTTGGTTCTTTCAGATACTTGTCAACAATCCTAGTTGCCTGAGTCCTGAACTCTTCTATCGTGGCAACAGGGAATATGACCATACGCTTAGAATCAATTCCTCTGGATTCAATGATATCCTTAGAGAGAGCAGACTCAGACTCAAAATAAATAACCCCACCGTCACTATTGTTAGCAAGAAAGTTACGTACAACACTAAGGGCAAAGAAAGTCTTCCCTGTTGAGGATTCTCCTGCAAGTGCTGTGACTTTATTAGAGGGGAGACCTCCGAATAAAGAACCACTAACGAGAGCATTGAAAATATAGGAGCCAGTATCAACAAAACTGGATGTGTCTCCTGCAGCCACGCCGTCACTGACCCTACTTGCAAATTCATTGCCACTGTCTTTAATTACTGTATCTAGGAAACCCATTTGTTTACCTCACTTTCGTACATATTAACATAATCATAGTCTTGTGACAGAAGCCTAGCATAAGCAGATGCTGTTCCCCTATCCTCAAACACCTTCACTTGATCAGAATCAAGTGCTTCAACTTGAGCATCTTGATAGGTGACCGTCCATACTGTTTTAGTCATTCAAAAAAATCTCCTAGTTTAATTGTTTTCCTGGTGTGCCAACCTACACAGTCTAGCACCTTTTCCAGAGGTAGCAAGAATGCCTTATCGAACTGTAGTTTATAGTCAATAAACGGAGACAAACCAAACTCCTCTGGTATCTCATTAAAGAAACTGATAGCATTCTCATGTATCGGGTTAGGTAAGTTAAGATAAATGTATTTTATCTTCTCACCATCCTGCATCGACTGATGCTTGTGTTGAATCTTATGTTTCTTTAAGTAGTGGTTGTAGAGGAGTGCTCCTCTGACCTGGATTGGTGTGCTTTTACCATAGATGTTAGTTCTGTCGCCGTATCTTTCAAAACCTGAGACGGTTCTGGGGAAGGAGATTTCTTCGATTGGTCTCCTTCTGGTCTCTGCTCTGACATCATCGATAAAAGCGACAAGTTCATCATTTGTTTTGCTGACAATGATCTTATAAGCTTCATACAATTTCTCTCGATAGAATGCTGGTGTCGAAGACCTAGCAGTTTCAAGTCCCATGATTTTCATCTTGGGTTCTTTATATCTGACTCCTTCAGAGTCCCATACGTTAAGTATGTATCGCTTCTTGGCAGTCCATATACCACGTTCGGCAATGTTCTCCCTCTTCATGATCATCTTCTGATCATACGCCGCCACATACGTTGCAAGCTCCTGATACGAGGCATCGATGAACGGTTCCAAGCGATCCTTACAGACCTTATCAAGTAACTCCACGATTTGAACCTTATCGTCAGACTTATTACCAAAAAATTTATCAACAACAGGTCCGAGATTAAGATATATTGAGTCGGTGTCAGATGCAACTACGTAATCCTCATCAACAGTAGAGAGTAGTTTATTTAGATAACCATTCATCTTGTTCTCTATCCATCGGATAGAAACCTGACCAGATAATGTAATAGCTTCAGCGTTCGCCAACCTGTAATACCGAAAATGCTCGTTGCCAATAGCACCGTAAGCACTATTAAGTGAGATCTTCTTAGCCATTTGAATGTTATTACATCTAGCAATCTCTTTCGTAAGTTCAACCGTTGGTGTCTTCTCATACTGTTTCTTCGCTTCAATCATCTTCTTCTTGAATATGACCCTAGAGTCATACATCTTCTGCATCATCAAGGGTAGGAACCCTTGCTTGTCCTTCCTGTACTGTGCTCCATTGGCACATGTAGCAGACTCAGGATCAAAATCAGTAATCTCTTTCTCTAGAATCCGTTCAACGCTCGCACTGGAATGTCTAGTCTCCCTGAGTGTTTCTGGCGAGATATTGTACTGCATAATAAGATGAGGATACAGGCTATTGAGGTCAAAATTGACAACCCAATCATAGCCTCCCGCTTTCGGTTCTTTGACATAAGCTCCTGCGTATTGTTCTGACTTAGTTGCTTCCCTCTTAGGAGGGATAGCGATCTTACGTTTGTTTAACTCACAGTAGATGTAGTTGTCCCACATCCTAACCTGAGAGAACACATCCTCATAGTTCACCTTAGCATCATATGCCATAGTGAATGCTAGATCAAGCAGTTTCATCTTGTCGTCAAGTTGATCTACCAACCTAACGTCATGGATATTGTAATCAATGAACTTCTGCCAATCATTCTCATAGAACTCTTTGAATGTATCAAACTCAGAGTGATCTAACTTTCTCGCTCCAAGTTCAACCATGCAGATGTGATCAAGTCTATAACTTTCTTGGTTTGTATAAGTGAATTTTCTGTATAGTTCGAGATAATCCAGACAAGCAATTCCTGGTAAATCGTAAGCGATTTGTTTTCTGCCTCTGATGTAAATTTCACGAGCAGATACAAGTTTCCATGGGCTAAGACTCTTAGTAGCCCTCTCACCAAGAATCCTATTAATACGGTTAGCGATATAGGGAATATCAAACAACTGTACGTTCCAACCCGTAACAACGTCAGGACAATTTTCATTCCAGTACTGTAAGAAAGCAGACAACATGGACTCTTCAGTTCTGAAGTGCATGTAATCTACATCATCATGCTTGTTGTCAAATGGTCTAGCACCAAAGACAACAATGCGACCAGTGTAAGAGTCCTTAATACTGATCGCTAATATTTCTTGATCTGCTGTTTCGATATTGGGGAAACCGTTTTCAGCACCTGTCTCAATATCTATGTTGAAGACACGTATCTTTGACGTATCAAACTTTATCTGATCCTCTGGATGTTCTCCAAGAATATACTGATAGAGATACCTAGTATTACCATAGATATCAAAGTCTGGTACTTCCTTATACTGTTTAACAAATTCTCTTGCTTCTTTAATAGACCCCATAGGGACTGGTTCTACACACTCACCCTCAAGGGTTCTCCACTCAGAATAATTCTTTGTAGAAAGATACAGGGTGGGGTTATAAGCCACCCTGTATGAGAATGCAACACCAGATTCATAACCACGAACTAGCAAACGATTGCCAGCTTGTTCAACGTTAGTGTAGAACTTCATTCAGATTCAATGTAACGAGCTAGAGTTTTCTTACTTGGATTAACCAACACTAATATATCAGACGATCTACAAACAACCTCACCCTCATCAGCATGAGGAGGCCAAGGTTTTAATTCACCATCTTCCTTCACTTCTCTAGGTTTGTATAGTACACAGTCTGGGTCACCAAACTCTACACCACCTAGTTCCTCAACTCTTGCTACTATCCACTGGTCCCGCAGTAGCAGCAGCTGCACTCGATTCTCCTGTTGTTCCTGCTCCTCCATTTAAAATGTCCTCTCCATTATTAGGTAAGAATCCTAGATCAACTCCAGCATCCTTTAACTTCTGTACGTAATTTGTCATGATCTCCTGATTTGGAGGCATGGCAGTAACCACTGATTGTGGGTTTAGTCGGAAGTCTTCATAAGGTGTGAAAACATTCCACCTACGATAATTCACACGATACACAGCATCGGGAGAACCTTCATTACCCTCTACTTCAAGCTCAGTGATCAAAGGATATAGCATTTGATATGCTACAAACTTATCATCCTCACGAACTTGAGAGAAGTTACAAATGACGTTTTCTCCTGACGCTAATGTAACGATGCGAATATTATGTTGTATTGGTGCAGCAGTAGTTCCACCTTCAGTGGGTGGTGTTGCTGGCGCAGCTGAATCCGTCATAATTTATTTTCTATGATTTTAATAGTATACAGTATATTTAACCACTTGTCAAGTCAAAGCCAATCTTTCCTTGCGTGATGCTCAGGAACGATTTTGCCTAGTCTGACAGAGAGAAGACCGTCTTGAAACTCAACAGACTTAATCTCAACATCATCTGAAATAGTCCACGACCTCTTGAAAGATCTCTGTGCTAGTCCTCTGTGATGGTATTCTGTCTCTGTGTCTGTGGTTTCTTTCTTGCCTTCTACAAACAGTTTACCATACTCTGTGTAAACTGCAACCTCTTCGGTCTTGAAACCAGCAAGAGCAATCTCTAATCTGGATTCGATGTTGTTTACAGATACCAAATTGTATGGTGGATAGTTGTCTGTTGATGTTGCATTAAAAAATCCATCGAAGAAATCTTCCATTCCGATGGAGTTTTTGTTAATTCTTTCTAGTAGCTGTGGTAAATCCGCAGCATGATACCTTTGAAGGTTACCCATGATAGTTCTCCTTATTAAGCGAGTGTGTTTGTGGACCCGAAGCGTCCAATACTAATTATACCACTAAAGTTTAGTTGCGAGTAAAATTATTTTCGCAAGATCCTCACCTTTCGTTTCGGTTTTCTCGATATAATTAAAAGATTCTTTGGTAAACAAATCAAATGCTAGGGTATACCGTACCTGTCTGTCCTTAATACGATCAACTCTATGCTGTAACCATGAAGGGAACAGGCATGCATTACCTGGATCATTCTTCACTCTGAAATAACCATGATACAAACTAAACAATGGAATCCAATAGTCTGTTGTAGTATCATTTGAACTAAGACTCATGTTTCCACTAAGAAATGTATTCTCGTGTAGGGAATGTGAATGCATTCCTATATGATCACCTTGTTCAAGTCTTACAAACCATCCTCTGATCCAAATGTCCTTTCTATCTAATGGTTCTACATCAAGTGTCTTACAGTACTGTACATAACTACCATAAACATTATCTCTAAGCATAGAGAGTACTGTCCACTCAGTCCAACTAAAGATATTATATTTCGTCCACCACTTCTTAAAATCTTGACCAACTAAAAACGTACCTTCTGATACATTACCTATACGTGTTTCCTTTATTAATACTTGAAGCTCCTTCGCTAACAAAGGACCATAAGAATCCACCCAGACATGTGCGTCTATGGTGGGTGCAAATGGAGTCTTAGGTTCCCAAGTTTTCCATCTATGTAATTTGTCACGTCTCTCTTTTAAAACGAGAGAATTAATTTCATCAATCAAGATTCAGTTTTTTTCCTACCAATATTATACTTGCTTTCTAATGTCCAGTCACCCTTTTCTTTGAATGCCAAGACTTTGATTTGATTAAGAGGTGCTAGGTCAAGCACAGAATCACTATCAGCAATTTTGATTAGGCCCCAGTCTGATAGTAACTGTACAATTCTATTACGACGTTGCACATCATTTGTTGATAAGTTAGTCTTCTTACCATCTAAAGCAAACAGTTCTTTGAAATGAACTATGTAATACTTACCTTGCTTATGAAGAATATGGCAAGATTGATAAATCTTTTTTTCTTTACGAGATGCTACCCCTATCCTAGTCAGTGTCTCCCTCACCTTCAGGAAATCATCTGGTTCATTCAGCATGACTTCAATCATGTCTGATTGTTTCCACTGGATCTCAGTTTCGACGCTCATTGTTTCCACCCTTTCTCAA